TTGAGGCCGGTAGAACTCCACAGGTTCACAAAGTCGCCAGCGGCCAAGGCTTCCGAAGTCGTCACAGAATCGGATTCTGCCCCGATACCCACGGGCATGAGCGTGGAGTCTAGGCGACCTGTGGCGTCAAGGGCCGGGATCTTGTTTGCGTCACCGGCGCCTGCACTGGTCTGGGAGGCGACTACTTCGGTGAGGACGCCGTTGACATTCGAGAGGTACTTGTTTCCGGCCATTGTTTATCCTAGTGCGATAGGTGATTGGAAGGTCAGTGATATTTTTGTGGGAGCTAGGGCGATGCCTATTTCCCGGATGAATCCACTTGTCGGGAGCACTTGGGTCAACAGGCCCATGCCCGTCTGGTAAACGGGAAGCCCCGGGGTCCATGCCCATGAAGGCTCTTCGACTTCCCCGACCGTCTGGACAGATACCGGGTTGCCAGATGTTGCGGCGCCTAATGTGAGGCCGATGCCGTAGATGTCCTGGCAATAGATGTATGCACCCGCGCCGTTGACCTTGACGACACGGTGGCCCGATAGATCCTCCCCGGCTACTCCTATGATTCCAGGGACGCCTGCGGGACCTACGGGACCGGCCGGGCCTTGTACAAGAGCCGTCACGAGGACCGGGGAGGCCACTTCGGTGACGGCCACATTGACGATAGGGCCCGCTGTACCTGTGACGGCTACGGATGTCTCAAGGACCGTGACGGAAATTGTCACCTAGTCGCCTCGGGGAAGATGGTAGCCGTGCCTTGCAGGAGGCGGTAGATTTGCCCGCCGGCTGCAACTAGCTCGAGGTCCCAATAGTAGGAGCATTTGTCGCTTGGGGCGGCATTCGTGGGGCGCTGGATCGTTGTCGTCGTGGCCCCGGGCATGGATGCGGCGATGGTCCATCCAGTCCCATAGGCCAAGGTCACGTCAAAGCTGTACTCGATGGAGGCATCCCAGATAGCCCTCATCTTGGACCGCGCCGTATAGCCCGTGAGGTCCATGCCCGTGACGGCGAAGGAAAGGGCTACATCGGCGCCGGGGTAGACTTTGAAGTTGTAGATACCTGGGTCCATAGCCTCAAAATAGGTTCATGGGTGAAAAAGTGTCATGGAAAATGACTACTTGTAACCGAGGGCCTTCATTTCGGCTTGGACGTACTCATCGGCTAAGAGGCTTTGGTCAATGGGCTTCAATAGGTCTTCCCATCGGGCCAAGGCGACACAGCGGCACGCAATCGGCATTCCAGGGGCACCCGATGGCTCCGACATCCCCCGGCCGACTTCCTTCCCATTGACTAGCCACACGTCCGGCTTTCCGTAGATGCCCACCTTCCCATTGGCGAGGTAGTGGCTTGGGACGGCATTCGGATAGCGTCCTCCTGGGGCGCCACGCACCCTCTCGTCAGCCGCCGTGGTCCATTCGTATGTGTCCATCCCCATAGCGACTGATCGCTTCTCTTGGATCGTAGACACCAGCTTGGCCGTCTGGTCCCGTGCAATCAGTCGCGCCCGGTTGACTGTGAGGTTCTGGTTCATTTTGAGGATGTCCACGAGGAGGGCTTCGGGCCTCTTCCCTGTTTGGACGGCTTCGAGGGCCAATGTCTCCATGCGCGTGAGGTATTCGCCGGATATGGACTTGACCAATCTGAGGTTGGTATCTGTCCACTCGGTCAATGTCTCTTGCATCCATGGCTCAACGGGGTCATAGACCGATCCAAGGCTGATCTTGCGCTCTACGGCCCATCGCTTTGCGTTCCATTCGGCTACGGCGTCCCCGGTGCTGTAGATGGTGGCCTCTGTTGCCCCGCCATACCCAAGGTCCATCTGCCCCTGTTCGGCCTCTAGGGAGCTTCGTAGGCTCAATGTAAGGTCGAAGGATGTCTCATCGGCATGGTAGCCCCATGCGTCCGTCTTCCCCTGGTACTTCTCCAATAGGGCCGGGTATTCCTTTGCCCATGCTTTGCCGGTTTTGGCTAGGCCCTTGAAGAGGCTGACAAGGTAATTGGTGTACTTGCGTTCCAAGAGGACAGGGAAGCGCCAGGAGGGGGCCGGGAACTTCGGGAGCTTTGGATTCCCTTTCGTCCGTAGGATCTCTTGGCGCCTTGCCTCTCGGAGGAGCATTTGGAATGTCTGATCGACTTCGACCTTTTGCACCTTATGGGCTCTCCGGCTCGTGGTTCTCTTGGCTGTACGGACCTGTCATTCGTTTGGCCCCAAGTGCTCAATGTCGATAGGGTTCAAGGCACAAAGTAGGATGAGGATCGGCCACAAGGCCAAGAGCTTTAGGCCGTCGAGTAGGCGTCTCACTTGTCTTCCTTTGGATACTTGCCGCCGTGTCCCTTGTCTGGCTTTGGGGCGGGGGCGGTGGGTTGCTCGTCGTCTTGGCGGTAGGGCATCTTATTTCCCCTTCTTCGCTGGCGGCTGAGGCATCTGTAGGGCCTTAGGCTTCACTGGTGTGGTGGATGCCCCTAGAGCCTTTGCGGCGGCTTTCTCAGCGGCGGCAAGCTCCTCAGTGGCCTTTGCGTCTTCTTCGGCTACGCGGTCATTATACTCCGGCTTCAAGACGACTTCTTCGGAGTAGATGTCCCCCTCAAGACGGCTTCTAGCTTCGTCGGGATAGATGATTCCGGCGTCAATGCGGATCTTGTCCGTTTCGGCGTGCATCTTCCGGATCTCTGCCGTCTCCTTTGCCGTGGGCTCTGTCAGGGGCCGGAACTTGAACGCCGTGTCCGGTTCCATTCCGACCATGGGGGCAACGTGGCGGATGATCCTCTCAAGCATAGGTCTGAGGTCAGTCTCTTGCCGCACTTGTACCGTTGTCTCATAGCGGGCTGTCGCCTCTGTCTCACTGGTCCCAGCGGACAGGCCGCCCGAGGTCGCTGTCTCGAATAGGCGGCTGGTCGGGTAGCCGGCCACGGTGGCAAGGGCTTCACGCATGATCGAGGCCACATCGCGCCAACCGGCTACGGAGATGTTTTCCCGCTCGAACTTCTCATTCGGTCCCATGAGGATAGCGTTGAGGTAGCTCATGGACGCTTGCACCGAGTCCATGAGTGCCTTGAGCTTCCTTGGGGCCTCGTCCTCGTTTGCCAGGATCTCCCGCAGGCCGTCAATGGTAATCTTGCCAATGGTCAACTGGTGCATAAGGTTGCCAAAGGCATTGTGGGCCACATCGTAGTTACCGAGTGCATCCCAGACCCTTTGGAGCCTTGAGACACCCCAGTACCTGTACTCCCAATCAAGCTCTGCGTCCGGGGGGATGGGGGCGCCCTTGGAGATGATGCACCGGGAGGCATGGACCTCGAAGCCTGATGGGGTGTCGGGCGGCTGGACCTTGAAGAACTCCAAATCGCCAAAGTAAGGGGATGTGGGGTCAATGACCATATCGGAAGAGGTGTTTGCAATGGCCTTGCGTGTGGCCGGGTACACGGCGATCTTGACCAATGGGGCGTTCTCTTGGCTCTTGGACAATGGGGCCTTGAGGTCTTGGCCCGTGTTGCCCAGGATCAAGACGGCGATGCCGCCCCGGTACAGGTCCGTCCAGTAGAGGAGGCGCTGTAGGGACTCACGGACGTTGAGGCGGTCAAGTTCCTTTAGGAGCTTTCCGTCTTTGTCGTCGGGGATCTCGATCCATGCCCGGATCATGTCGTCAATCTGCAAGGAGCAAATCTTGGCGGCTACACCATTAGAGGACCATAGGGAGGTCAGGGTGTAGTCGTCGATCCACGAGGCCGGGAGGTATGTCGTGGAGCGCGTCTTGTCCTGCTGACCGCCGATGCCTGTGAGGGCGTTGACTAGGCCGTCTTGTCTGTAGCTGCTAGGTCCTTGGAAGCCCATTTATCTGATTCTCCAGTCTGACCCCGCTTGGGGCTTTGTTTCGTCGTAAAATTCTCGGAGTAGTGAAGCCGCTGAGTCTGGTGCGTCATCGGGCTCTTCCCCTTCCCTGTAATTTAGCACCTGATCCAGATAATCCTCTTGACAATCGGTGTCCCATACGAGGTTCCCCCAATGGTGCAGGAGGTGTGTCGTGATCTTCCGGTGCTTATTGGTGCCCTCCATGTAGCCGGGCTTCCCGTCCCTGTCCTTGAGGAACTGGATGTTTAGGCCCTTCTTCCTGGATTCCGCTTCTAGGAGCTTCATGGTGTAGCCCTTATCCGGGTTACGCTCCTGAGTGTGCCTCTTTACCTTGTACCGTGCCCAAAGGGAGCAAATCTCGTCGGTGATGTGATCGACGTGCTTTTCCCATGCGTGGCCGGTGATCTGGATTCTTCCGTCCTGGAGCTTTGAGGCAATGGTCAAGGCGGTCCAGTGGTCGCCATCGTACCGGCAGTCGAGGTGAGACACAACGTCCCTAGTCCCATTCTGCCAGATTGCCATATCGCCTAGTTCGGCAAAAAGCATCCCGGAATCACGGACGTTCGGGTTCAGTGCGTAGTTTGCGGCCTCTTGGGATGGCGAGATCTTGCGGTACCGCTTCCCGTCCTTCCTGGTGCCCCAAATGGCGTCCTCATACTCGGCATCCGACATGATGAAGGTGCCGGGAATGAACTCGCCAGAATCGGTGGTCCATGGGCGGTGAGCGAACTTGATGGGATCGGGAATCACGGACCACGCATCGTCTTCATGCCATGGGGTGCCGATCCAGTGGCATGATCCGCCGTTCTTGTCTTTGATGTTTGCTTGGATCTCTTGGACGGCGGCGATCGTCTTTTCCCGGATGGCCCTTGAGTACTGGGATTCACGGGTTACAAAGTCGTCACCAAGTACACGGTCACAGTGGAAGCCTGTAAAGTCTTGGAGGACGCCCCAAGCGGTGATGGACCCTTCTTTGGTGGCCGATTCCTTGAACTTGTACAAGGTCTCATTGTCGCGGTCGAAGACTGTCCCAGTACATCCCGGGCCGTACAAGGTCTCAAATAGGGACACGACGACAGGGTGCTTCATGTTGCGGACAATGACATCCTTGGACGACTTTGCCGCTGTGAAGTTACCACGGACAAGCATCACACGGTCGTTATTGTGCTTGAACGGCTTGAGGGTCCAATTCCAGATGGTCCCGATCTCAGACATGCAAGTCGTCTTGAGGGAGTTACGGTGGGCCATGACTCCGGAGTCTTTACCCTCGATGGATGGTACCCATAGTGACTTGATCCACATTGAGTGTAGGCCGTCCGGGACATCCTTGCCTCCATAGAAGATTGGGTGCCTATCCCCCGTGTAGGTCACTTGGAGGTCTTTGCCGATGTAGAGGCCAAGGAGCGCGGGATCGTCCCACAGAAGCTCTATTTGGGCCTCTGTCCACGCTGGTGCATCTTGGGACGGCATGTCTCCAAGGCGGATGCCGTTCTTAGGTCGCTTTGGGGGCACTTAGGAGTCCTTGTGTCTTCCAGCGGTCAAGGGCGCGATTGGCGATCTCTTGGAACGACACCACGTCATCGCTGATGTTGTGGGTCACTGTCTGCTCCCCGTCGATCCTCATTGCGTTCCCGTACTTCTTTGGGGCGATCTTCTCCAGGTACCATTTGCGTGCGTCGATTCTGAGGCGGCTACGTGCGGTATGCTCTCCGTTGAGTAGCCACCCCTCAGCATCGCGGCCATGTCGCTCCATCCAGTCATTGCGGCCATCGTCGGCAATCTCAAGGACTTCATCGGCAATCATGTCGGCTTGGACGGCGCGTGCATGTGCGTAGCGACTCTGGAACTCTGGGTCGGATGTCAGCCGCTGAAACACAATAGGCGCCGATGGCATCCCCGGTTCCCTGCACACGGCCTTCAAAGGCTCCCCGTCACTAATCCGCATGAAGAACACATCCTCCACCTGCTTAGTCCACTTGTAAGGAGGGCGCCCTAGTAGCGTTTCCGGAGTGATGTCTTTGCAGGTTAAGGTAATAGGGGAGTTTAGAGTCTCTTTTTGATTAAGGTCGGCTGCACGGGCTTCCTGTCCCTCTTTCCCCTTTGCCGCCGCGATCATTTGGGACTTTTGGCGCTTTGCCCCTCTGACGGTCGTGGTCTTTGGTTCTAAGTCTGTTTGGTACGGGAGGATGGCTGGGGACTGGATGTCTTTGGTGACGCGATGGCGCACCTTGGGATTAGGGACTACCCGTGGCTTCCTTGGTGCTTTGTCCTTTGATCCTTTGGGGCGTGCCATGTTTTAGGGTGCCTTGGAGTTTTTGAGGGTGGAGTTTTTGGAGTGCATGAGTTTTTAAGATAAGGAGTTTTTAGGTGGTGTGGTAGTTTTTAGTGGCCTTGGTTTTGAGTTTTTGGGATGCGAAAAACCCCGGGGCGTTTTTGCTCCGTGGTTCTTTGGGCGGTTTGGGAGTTTTTAGACTTCGGGGATGTTGTGCTTGTGGCACCTCCGCACCATGTCGGCTGTCCCATTTCCGCCTGGGAACGCGTGGTAGGCGGTTGGGTATCCTTCGCCAATCATCTGCTGGTTGCGGATGAATCCAGCGGCTTTGCCGTGCTTGTCCCAGTTTGCCGGGAATGGGGCTTGAGGGACGTTGCGGTTCTTTGCCCATATAGCGGCTGTAGAGTCGGCGCCCCGGGCGGCTCCATGGATCAAGAGGGTGATAGGCGTCTTTGTGTGGATTGCGTCTAGGGCGGCTGAGACGGCTTTGTAGTCTGTGAAGTCACGGCCACCTGTCACGAGGAGCCTTAGCACCTCTTGAGCCTTACGGAGACTTTGTTCGCTTCGTGGATGCGGGTGGCTTCTTTGGCTACTTGGTCGGGTGATGGACTGGAGTTGCCGAGGGATATTAGGTTCTCTCGGGCGATGGCTAGGGTTTCTGGGTTCATGCGGTGCCTTCGCGGAATCGGCGCTCCAGTTCCCGGATGGACGCCATGTAGCGTGACTGGGCGGCGCGGTGGTTTGGTGCGTGTGATGGGCTGTCTTTTCGGGCCATGATCTTACACGCACGGCAACAATACAGGCGCGGGGAGCTTCCTTTGATCCGTGGTTTCCAGCCGGCCGGTAGGCGGTTTGTACAGCCGATCCGGGCACAAGGGGCGCCGTGGACGACTTTGACGTATTGCATTCCGTGTTCGGCGGCGTGGAGAACGCAGAACTTTGCATTTTTGCGGATTGGCTTCCCGCAGTGACAATGGTTCTGGGGTTCCTTGGGCACTACAGGGGCCTTCTAGGGGCGAGGGAGAGTCTTTGGCGGTCTTCGTGTGTCCAATGACTCCCACGGGCTACACGGGCCTCTAGTGCCTCAAGGGATCGGATGTAGTGGGCTTCGTTGTGTTCGGGGTAGGGCGTTGGGAGGATGGAGCTTTGGAGGTCGGGCCATTTGTCGTGTTTGCGTCCACGGTATGCAGGGTCGGCCCATTGGCGCTGGAAGCGGTAGCCACGGGCACGCATCTCCCGGAGGATCTCGGCATGGTAGGAAACTAATTGGAGCCATGTACCGGATTTGGTGTATGGGGCGTTTGGGCACTTTGTTCCCCAGCGTGGACCCCTAGTGCGGCAAATGTCACGGTGGAGGGATCGGAGGATGGGGCCGGGGATGTATGGGAAAATGCGGGGATGGTGGCAGAATGGCATTAGTGGACGACCTTGTCCCCTTCGGCCTCTTCATCTTCGACTTCGGCCACTGCGTCTTCAATCGCCTTATGGGCGGCTTGCTCCTCTTCGATGTAGTCGAAAAGCGGCTTAATGGCTTCGTGGGACTTCCAAGAGGCATCAGCCCATGAGTGAGCCTGGACGAAATCGTAAACGAGGCTGTGGAGCTTCATAAACTCGTCAAGGGCGCGGGACAGGAGGGCGGCGGGTACTTGGGTAGTCAAAATGATCCTTTCGGTTTCTAGGCCCCTCTAGAGGCCGTTGTATGGATTAAGAGCCACGGAGAGGATTTGAACCTCCAACATCCTGGGTACAAAGCAGGTACGCTACCAATTGCGTCACCGTGGCGGATGGGTTGCACAGGAATCGAACCTGTTTGCCTTTCGACGCCGGATTTACAGTCCGGTGCTCAGTCCAGTAGAGCAGGCAACCCGTTCCCGTCTTTCCGGGTGTCAACTTCTGCCTTGGCTGGACTCGAACCAGCGACCTAAAGCCCTCTACCAACTGGGCGACAAGGCTTCCATGTCTACAAAGGTAACGTCTGGCACTTGATTTGTCAAGGTGTCCAGTGCAAATAGACGATTTAGGCGGGGAAGATGTCGAGGGCGGCTAGTCGTTTGCGGAAATCCCCCTCAGACTCCCCCTTTTTGCTGTTGTACTTCCTGTTTTTCCACGACACCTGCATCCTCCCATCGCCCCTGATGATGATGGATGCCTTGCGTCTGCGGCTTTGCACCGATAAGCCCCCAATAGCATCATTTTTAGCCACCACCGGGGAGGGAGGGAGCCGGGGGGCACAGCTACAATAGTGTACAAAAACAGATGCAAGTGGCGATTCTGGCTCAATTTCGCGGTTTTCATTTTGGCTTATCGGTGCAAAACTGGTCCTTATCGGTGCAGACTCCGGCATCCACTTCTTCCCCGTGAAAACGACTCCTGCACGGGTAAAATGCTCCCTCAGAACAGCCTCAGCACGCTCCGCATGGTCTACCGTGAAAATCAGTGCATCATGCTTTGTGACACAGTGGACACCCTCTGCTTTGAGCCTCCTAGACGCCTCAAGGAAGATAGACGCCTCAAGCTCCATCATGTCCCCAGATACCCGGTTATAGGCCCTCAAGCGATTCAAGACGCACCACAGCCGAGGGAACCTACCACGGAACCACATGGACACAGCCGCGTACCTGGCTTTGCCGGCTTCGGGGTTACAGATCCATGCCAGCACTTCGCCCTTGATCTGGGATGCCGTGACGATGGACCTACTTGAGCACCCCGCCGCAATTGCTCCATAGATGCCCTTATGCGGCCCTTCTACAGCTTCAACGATGAACCGGCGTAGCTGGGCAACCTCAGCGTGGTAGGCGCCGTCCTGCCCCTTATAGCGACCAAGGATCACGGGTAGGAATGTGAAGTAGGTTGCGTGCTGGTCAATGTGCCCAGTCGCCTTGCCGTCAATGGTCACAAGGCTATCGACGAACTTTGGTAGAGTCGTGATGTCGGAGTAGCAGCGGCCACGGTACTCACGGGACGGATTGATACTTCCCGTCTCGTTGACCTTTGAGATCACTTCCCATGTCGTCCGCAGTTCATCTTGGAACACGTCTTCGCTGAATGGCTCATTGTCGGCTATTGACCTATTCTCCCGGTGCTCTCGGAGCATGGAGGCATAGGTGCTAAAATCGACTGCAATGCGGACAGGGAGATCGGAGGAACACTTCTGCCCGGCCTTGACCCTCTTACGCCAAACGGCTTCAAACTGCTCTTTGTCGGCTTTGGGGATTTGGATCGTTCGGAGGCCGGGTAGGACAAAGGAGCGGTCCACCTCAAAGACACGGGGCTTGTGGTTTGTGCAGTCTTCGGCCATCCAGACTAGACGGCGCCCATCCGGGGCCGCACAGCCGTCTAGGAGGGCCAGGAACGTCTGGTAGTCCCGGAAGTACTCAGAGAGGCGGGAAGAGCCTACATAGCGCCTTACAGGGCTTTGTAGGCCGTCTTTCACGGCTTCCTCTTTCCCGGCGGCGATAGTGTTTGCAAACGCAAGGATGCGAAGGCGTTGAAGACGCGACAGCGGGAACTGCTCAAGGAAGCTAGATGCCGCCTTGTAGTCAATGTTCACCGAGATGCTGGCGAGTCTAGGCAACGTCCACCAAACAAAGAAGGCCCATCCGGGTAGTCCTCTGCTAGCACGGAACCTTTGCAGGTTCCCAGAGGGGCCGGATGGGCCGTTAGATCAATTTAGACCGTGGTGCTAGCCAAAGTCAAGTCCCAAATATAACATCTGAGGCGGCTGAGTGCGAAAGAAAATAAAGTCCCCTGCACCCCTTGACATTTCAATGCGTCCATGGTACTTTGTTGAGACGGCGCTTGACTTTCGGGATCTTTGGAGCTATGTTCCTAGATGTCGGGAGGTAAAGTACCTGACATCCATGATTTGAGATATAGCCGCCCGGCCCCTTGGCTGTCTAGGAAACTAGGCATACTTTACCCAAGGACTTCCCGGGCGGCTGTTTTGTTTGGAGTCGAGAATGGAACTTGCAACACTGACAGACCTTGACGGGATGGACAGCCGTGAAATCGCGAAGCTGACCGGAAAGGAGCATCGCAATGTGATGCGGGACATTGACAAGATGCTCGAAGACATGGGCGAAGGGGGTGTGCTCAAATTTGGGCACACCCTCATAAACCCCCAAAACAGGCAGGAGTACAGCATTTACCGCCTCCCGAAGCGCGAATGCCTCATCCTGGCATCCGGTTACAGCGTCCAGCTTCGGGCCAAGATCATTGACCGCTGGATTGAGCTGGAGTCCAAAGCCGTCACGGCATTCAAGGTCCCCACGTCCTTTGCCGAAGCCCTGCGCCTTGCCGCCGAACAGCAAGAGACAATCGAGGCCCAAGCACGGCAACTGGAAGCACAGGCCCCCGCAGTGGCCTTTGTGGACCTTTTCGTAGAAGCCAAACAGACCCAGCCGCTTCGGCAGGTAGCAAAGGCCCTAAAGGTACCGGAGCGGAAGTTCGTGCAGGCTCTTTTGGACCACAAGATTCTTTTCCGCCTGTCCGGGAAACTGACTCCGCACGCTGACCACATGGAGGCGGGACGCTTTGAGGTTAAGGAGCTTGTGACGAAAGACGGCTTCGCAACTGTGCAGATGCGGTTCACTCCCAGGGGCGTCGAATGGATCGCACATAAGGTCCAAGAATGGGGACTTGACACACCAAAGAAGTAGCCCCTATATTCCCCTGTAGCCCTTGCAACGGGACCGCCGAAGTCGCTCCAGACCTACCGGAGGCCGCAACCCTGCAAGCCGCTACTCCCCTCCACGGGACCCTGTAACAAGGGCCGCAAATCGGAGGGCCATTGGGACCGGGTAACCGGGACACCAGCCGATCAAGCCACCGAGGGACGCTTCGGAAGGGCGGATCGGTGTACCCGGAAGAAAAGTGACTTATTTTCACTAGGCGCCTTGACTTGTCTAGGTACTTTGGATATATTGGTTTACAGAGGGGCGGCGATGAAGCGGCCCAAAGCCACAAGGACGACAAGATGAACATTCGCAACGACATCCGCACCATTCAGGCCCACATCATGCACAAGGTCAACGGTGACAAGGCTATGGCTCTCAAGTGCATCACGAAGATGCAGGAGATGATCGTAAACACCGGGAAGGATCGCCAGATGGCCATTCTTGCAGTGGCAAAGAACCGTATCATTGAGGCCGTATAATGGAGGGGCTTGACGATGCAGTTAAGAGTAGCCGGACAGGGATCACGGTGCAGTTCGTTGACTACCGGGAAGACGGGCGTATCCTAGAGCGCGGATTCTATGCGATGTGGCGTGGAGGGCGCACAGGGACCTACTCCACAGCGTCAAGGGCTCTGGAAGCCGCCGTGGTCGCCATGAGAGTTAAGTGACTTATTTTCACTTGATACCTTGACTTGTCTAGGTTCATCCTGTATCTTTGTCTTTATCAACGAGGCCGAACACGGCCCAAGCAAAGGACGACAAGATGACCACGAAGCCCAAGTTCAAGATTACAGACCTCCGCACCGCTCGCAACCGTGTGGACTGGATTCGTAACGATTTCTCGGGCGGCTCTCTCCGTGAGTGCATGTCCCGCGACTTCGCCGCCATGGTCTCGGAAGCCTACGCCGCCCTTGTCTCCATGATCGCACTGACCCCTTCCCGCTTCTCCGAAGATGCGGCTACCGCACAGGGCGCCCTCGATCGTTGCGCCGTGTCCCTGTACCGTTGGGCTTTGGCCCGTTGCAACTGGGAGGCCATGTCCCAAGACCAGCAGGACGCCGTTGTCATGTACACCGAGATTGCAGGTCCATACATCCGCGCCGAAGAACTGCCCCCGGAAACCATGGAGAAGCTCCGCAAAGTCGTCTGCGCGATCTTTGAGCGCGGATACATGGTCGCCACTCCGGCCACGGCTACCAAGGCCCAAGAGGCCGAAGAACTCCCGTCGAATTGCGTCCCTTTCCGCAAAATGGCCTAAATCATCCAAGGGGCTTGACAAGTCAAGTCTAGCCCCTTATATTTCTCTGTACAAGGTCGCCGTGAGTGGCCTTAGAGCAAAAGGAACAGAAGATGAACAAGATGATCGCCACCGGAAACACTTACGAAGCCAAGATGTATCTCAAGGAGATCGGCATGGAGTGGGACTCCGCGAAGAAGGTGTGGTCTGCTGATTCTGACAAGATTGATTCCGCACGCTGGACCAAGCTCAATAATCCGACGTACATCGGACGCAAGATCGCCAGAATCTGCAACGGCGTCCAGATCATACCGGCCTAAATCCCCTAGACACTTCGCCCCTTTGGATGCTATATTCCAAGGGAACCAAGGGGCCGGTATGAAAACGGCCCCATTTTCAAAAGGAACTAAGATGAGACTTTACCTTGAGGCAACTGAAACCTTGTGGCTTTGCTTTTGGGCCGTTGCGTACTTTGGCGTCCGAATCGGCATGAGCCTCCCGGTGTCCCCGTGAGTATCCGCCTCTTGGAAGATGGCACCTACCACGCCATCAAAGTCTACAAGGACCCTGTGACAAATCAGGAAGTCGCATTTGCCGGAGATGGGGCCACGAGGGGCGATTGCCTTGCGTCCCTAGATGCGGCCATTGCAACGGGCATGAAGGCGTTTCCCGGTCTCAAGCCCGTATACCCGAGCCAAGTGCCTACAAGCCGCCTACTCGAAGTGGAGTGTGCGTCAGAGCGTCAAGGCTACATTGAGCCGCAGAAGGCGCCTATGTGGGTCAAGACGACAGTGGTGCAGGGCGATGGGCGTGCATGCACGCGCACCATCAACTATAGCGACCGTGACGCAAGGCGCAAAATGCGTCGAGCCGGTGAGACGGCAGTGGAAGGCGGCGGGAGCTATCACGTCGAATCGGCGCAAGCGACCTTGGAAGGCGGTGCAAAGTGACCACATGGCTATTGATCCTTGCATACCATTCGGGCGGTCAGATCACCATGCGGCCCGTCGATAAGTTCCAGAACCTCAAAGCCTGCACGGAAGCCGGCCGCATCGCTCAAAGGGTGGAAATGGAGCGCGGGAACCATGCGGCTACAATGTGTCAGGAGGTCAAGCGGTGAGCACACGAACTATCTACAGGGTATATGGGGAATGTGGCGCATATTCCGATCACACCGAATGGGATGTCAAGGCATTCGTGGACCAAGGCGCCGCTGACGCCTTTGCAAAGAAGCTGAATGATCTTTCCGGCAAAATGGAATCTGCATTGCGTGGTGCCAACGGCGGGGGCTACTACGGCAACCCAGAAGGGCGCAAGGTCGCTGGTGTGTTCCAAGCCGAACTGCAAACCATGGACACATCAGGCCATTGGAGTACGTTCTCGTGGGAAGAAGCGACCTATACCGTCACGGAGATCGAGCTTGAGGGTGACTTCTGATGAGCACCCAAGAACGCTATGCCGACTTGGATGCGCTTTGGAAAGCACTCGTAAGGGCCGGGCGTGGACGTTGACATATTCCAAGCCCCGCCCCAAAAGCGGCAAAGGAAGCCATTTAGCCTTGCCCAAATAGCCAAGCGCCCTTTGCAGGATAGTGCCCAAGTCAAAAGGATCAAAGGGGCTTTGGCGCCCGAAGTCGTGAAGTCCCTAGAATGGCACTACAACGGCCTTGAGAACCCGATCTACGTCGATACGTACTGGGAGAGGGTCGCACGGGTGATAGGGTGGCTAGAGCTTCCCGAGGCCATAGCCGCGCGGGACCAGTTCGGGGACCAAGACGACCGCCCCAAAGCCGAAAGGCACAAAGTGCGATGGCGCCTATTCACCCGGGACCATGCAACGCTAATTCGGTGTTTGATCCTGTGGCAAAATATGAATAAGGCTGGCGAAAGAGGATGGTTCCCGGTGCCAGGGGAGCGTGAGTGGTCCGAAGCGGTGCAAGACATAGCAGGCACCACGGGAATCTATTTGTACATAGGGGACAAAAGGAAGCGTGGGCACGAGGTGGCTACAAGCGGATTGTGCATTGTGGTGCAAGGGGACGATGTGTGTTGTATTTGTCCTGATTCCTAACCGTTGTCATCACGGGCGGCGCATCGCCGTTCCGTGGATGCACGGGTTAGGATTGCTTTTGTCGCTCTGTCCCCTTGACAAATCAAGCCAAGTAACCTAGATTCAAGAGACGCCAGGCCGCTAAACCGGCTAACGCAAAGGAAAGAGATCGTGGACGCATGAACCTCAAGGCCCAAAAGCCCCAAGCCCCATCGCCCCAACCTTGCCCAAATGGTAAAAGGGTCTTTGAACCAGATGCCAAAGGCGCATTGTGGGTGCAGTGGAAGACAAGCGGCCCGGCGTGGTCAGAGGCTTTGGCCCTTGTCCGTGGGCTTGAAGGCCGCTATTTCCACCTAGAGACAAAGCTCTGGACCGTCAAAGACAACCAAGCCAACCGGCAGAAGTTGTTGCAAGGCGGCTTTGAGCTTCCCACGCCCCCAAGTATCGGGCTACCAAGCGCCCCGGCATCACGGGAGCTTGCACCATGGACGCCGCCGTGGGAAAGCGTCGAGGTGCCTGATCTTGGGTTGCCTTTGCGCCCGTACCAGACGGAATCCTTGCAGATGCTCAAGCATCTAAACGGCAATGCGTCTTTGTTCCTTGATCCTGGATTGGGCAAGACATTGACTAGTCTAGCTTGGCTCAAATGGCGCCAGGACCTCCGACCGGCCCTTATCATCACCACAGCGTCTACAAAGCTCCAATGGCCCCGTGAGGTCAAGAAATGGGGCTTACAGGGCCGTGTAGAAGTCCTCAACGGGACCAATCGCGGAAACCTCCCAATCAACCCAAGGGCCGAGCTTGCCTTTGTAAACTGGGACATCCTTTCCGGCTGGCTTCCTCAGATCCTTAAATGGACACCTGCAACCGTGATTGCCGATGAAGTCCAGGCGGTAGGCAACTCTAGTTCCAAGAGGACAAAGACGTTCCGGGAGCTTGTTAAAGGCCGTCCCCTAGTCGCCTTGTCCGGCACCCCCATGACCTCGAAGCCTGCCCAGCTATGGACGATTGCACACGCCATGGACCCGGCTTTCTGTGGTGGCAAGGAGTTTACTTATCTGAACAGATATTGCGCTCCCCGCCCCGGATTTGGCGGACGCATGACGTACACAGGCGCCTCAAATGTCCAAGAGTTACACGAGAAGGTCAGGAACTGGAGTATTCGGAAGACTAAGGCCGATGTCCTCAAGGACCTCCCGGATCGCGTCTACACCCCCGTCCTCCTCGATTGCCAGATGTCGGAGAGCTACCGAGAAGCCGAGAATAAGATCCTATCCATGCAAGGCGTCAATACCGGCCTATTGCAGGAGCGACTTTCGGCTTTGACCGCATCGGCGTATGACTTGAAGAAGGACGCCTTGATTCAGTGGGTGTCAGAGTTCCTTGAAGACTCAGACGAGAAGCTCACTTTATGGGCTTGGCATGTTGCGGCCATGGACCACCTAGAAGCCCATTTTGGGAAGGCGTGTGTCCGTGTGTCCGGTGGAGTGTCCCAGAAGGACAAAGAGTCCGCTATCGCCCGTTTCCGCAAGGACCCAACGTGCCGGGTGTTCCTTGGGCAGATTGCGTCCGCCGGTGTCGGTGTGGACGGGTTACAGGACGTATGCTCTCACACGGCATTTGCCGAAGCGACATGGAGCTGGTCGCTAATTGACCAAGCCACAAGCCGCCTACATCGCATGGGTCAAAAGAACTCTGTCACCGTCTACTACCTCATGGCCCCGGACACTATCGACGAGGTCCAGGTAGCCGTCCTTGAGGACCGTAGGCGTATGGCGGCAAGCATCCTTGACGGTAAGTTTGATTTCTCCGAAGACGAAGAGGCGGCGGTCCTTGACACGATACGAAAGCTAAAAAGTCCATCACGGTAGGCGCCTTGTGTCCTATCTTTCACGGTATAAAGGAAAGGTCGATAAAATGATCCTCGCAAAAAGCGCCATCCGCCAAGCCGTATTCGACGGACGAATCAAGATCCTTGACGACGATGGAGCACCGTTCCCGGGGTGGGAGCGGTCAACAGATCCCGAGGCGATGTTTGGCCGTGGGCGTTCGTGGTTTCCCAATGGCGACCCAGAAGCCCTGCAACCGGCATCCATTGACCTGACCCTTGGGCGGCATTGGATGGTCCCCAAGCCGAATGCTGGAGGGTGGGAATTTTCGATAGACAGACACCTCGACACCGCCAAGCCTATCGACTACCACGAGTTCCACGGTGACACGTTCACCATGCCCCCTCACGGCTTTGTCCTTGTACGCACCGCCGAAGTGATCCACCTCGATTCGTCCCTGTTCGGCAAGGTTGACGGACGCTCCTCGTTTGGCCGCGCAGGGCTCTTTGCAGAGACGGCAGGGATCATTGACCCAGGATTCCAAGGCTCCATCACGCTTGAAGTCGTCAACGCACTCCCGTACCCTGTGAAGCTATACGCCGGGACGCGCTGTTGCCAAATCACCCTGCACACGATGGAAGGCTCCACCGAAGAAGGCTATACCGGCCAGTACCAAGGCCAAATAGCCACTAAGGGAAGCGGCCTGTGGAAGTCTGTTCCCGGGGGTGCAAAGTGACCTTGCGGATTTGGCAGAGCCTACCAGTCGGCAGACTTGTGAATGCTCCAGATGTCAATCCGTGTAAAGGTTGTGACCTTCAGCTACATGAGCAGCAATGCGACACTACAACGTACCGCAAACTCGGATGCTGCTGTATGCCCATCGCGGGGAATCTGATAATCAAAGAGATCAAGCCAAAGGCATGAAAGTCACAGAGATCAACCTAGACCCCGAGCGGCAAGCCCTCTGCGACATCATCCTATCCCTTGAAGTCGCAAATGGCATGGCCTCAGAGTTCCCAAACGCCCCGACTCTATGGACATCGGGATGGATGCGGACTCTTTGCCGTTGGATCTGGGACTACTTGCCGCACGCCGGAGAGACGGCCCCTGTATCCGCCCTTCCACAGATCCTCCAAAGCAACCAAGGGACACTCCCCGAAGCCGATTCCCAAGCCATCACAGACCTCCTAAAGAGCCTTTCCGACACGGCGGCTTCCCGGCCTCCAAGGGTCATCGAGTATGCCCAAGAGCAGGCCAGGAAGACGCTAGGGATCTGTGTAGCCAAGCGCCTTAAGGACCGCCTAGAGGGCGCCATCGCTTCCGGGGACCTTGCGTCCGTCGAGAAGGCGCTGGACAGCTACACGAAGCCGGGGCGTAAAGGGAGCGGTCTTGTGTCCATGTTCTCAGATGCCGACTTGGTCCTTGACGCATTGACGGCAGAAGACGACACCCTCTTCACTCTACCGGGTGCCCTTGGGGAGCTTGTAGGGCCAATCATCCGGGGCGACTTCATTGCGCCCATGGCCCCGGCCAAAGGTAAGAAGTCATGGATGGTGGACCTTTTGGCGATTCGGGCGGCTTTGGCTGGGTGTCACGTCCTTGTTTGCGACTTTGAGCTAGTCAAGAAGCAAAAGGCGCGGCGGCTTTGGCGGCATCTTGTGGGGCGCCCGGCTACGTCCCGGAGAGTCGATTTCCCTACGTTCAAAGGTGGTGAAATAGTCCATTTGTCCAAGGATTGCCTGGGCGTTGACTTGAACCGTGACGCCATCCGGAAAGTGATGCAGGGTCTAGCCCAAGTGTCTAAGGGCGGCTGTTTGGACTTTGAGAACTTCCCGAACTCAGGGGCATCGCTACTTGACGTTGAAGCCGTGATGAAAGAGCACAAGGCGGCAACGGGACGCGACTATGACTTTGTCGTCATTGACTCCGCAGACTACCTAGACTCCCGGCTCCAAAGTAAAGAGACGCGCCATAACCTCAATGACAACTGGATGCGGCTTCGCGGCTTGGGCCAGAAGTACAACATTGCCGTCTGTTCCCCTAGTCACACCAACTTCAAGGGGTCGGCTGGTGGTGGTGCATCGGAGTCTAATGTCTCTGAGGAGTCGCGGAAGCTCAACCACATCACGAAGTCACTGGTCCTCAACTCCACAGCGAAAGAGCGGGAAATGGGGATCATGCGGGTGTCTACATCGGTTTCCCGCGACAATGGGACAAGGGACGACCAAGTAGTCGTTCTCCAGTGTCTCGATGTGGCACGGCCCTACTTAGACTCTAGGTGGCTATCGGATGTCCACAGCGACCTTGTGTTTCGTCCAAAGGAGCTTGGAGGGAAATTTGGAAAAGATTTAGACTGAGGGCTTGACAAGTCAATGACTAGGCCGTATCTTTAACTCCATCACCAAGGCCGCAACGGTCTAAACGAAAAGGACAAAGGATCATGGAAACCATCACCCTCAAAGTGACCACGAAGAACGGCCAAACCATAGTCAAGGATGGCCGGAAGACTGAGGCCACGATTACCAACGGTTCCGAAGGTTTCCTGATCGTCCGCGCTGGGATGGCTTTCTACCGTGACTCCATGGAATCCGCCCTTGAGTTTGTCCGCAGCAACCGCGAAGACCGTGCAAACGCTTTTGGCGGAAACCGCAAAGTGACAATCGCCTAAACCACCCAAGGCCCCTGCGATATGGGGCCTATTCTTCTAACCCACCCCACACAAGAAACAGAAAGAAACCAATGACAACCAAGAACACAATCTCCGTCAAGGCACTCAAGGACTCAGTTCGCCTAGTCATGTCCGGCACCGGCACCTCTCAGGCCCTTGAAGGCTCTGACAGCCTCGTGATCTCCAGTGGCTACATCCACAGCTACAACGGCGAAATCAGCGTCTCGGCCCCTCTCAAGGACGTTGACGACAAGGCCGTCACAGTCACCGGATGCCTCAAGGCAAAGTACCTTGCAGGCTATGTCGGAAAGCTCAAGTGCGACACGGTGGAAGTGACCGTAGCCGACTCGGGCGCTTGGACCATCGCAAGCGACAAGGGCACCGTGGAACCTGCCACATTCTCCGATTCCCTTTCGGCCCATCTCGCCAACCTCAACCTCGCTGAACTCAAGTGGACCAATCTGCCCACTGGATTCGTGAGTGCTTTGGCCCTCGTGCGCCTGGACAACGGGAAGACCACGGAGCCTTTCGTCCTCTTCACCAAGGACAAGATGCTCTCCCGCGACCAGTTCCGCTTCAACGCCTATGACACCAGGGAGCTTGTTGGCGAGGAAGTCATTTCCCACGACCTCGGAGAGTTCGCCCTCAACAGCGACTACGCAAAGGAGCTTTTGAACTGCGCGGACCTCGTGCAGATCGCCCATAGCCCCTCCTACGCCCACTTCCTCACGGAGTCGGGTGTTGTCTGGTCCATCAAGAAGACAGACGGATCGGGCTACCCCACGGAAACGCACCTCAAGTACATTGAGATCCTTGACGGCTTCCGCGAAGTTGTCGCTACGGACCTCCCGCACGATTTGGCAGAAGCCATTGACCGCGCAGGCGTCTTTGCCCAGGACGACAAGGTATCCGGGTTCTCCAAGGTCGTCGTGGGCATCCGTCCCAACGTGATGGAGCTACGCACAAGTCGCATGGAGGGCAAGGCGACTGAGACGCTTTCGTGGCCGTCCCCGTTGCCGGAGAGTGCCAATATCGACATGGCGGTTTCGGGGCCGTTCCTCAAGGAGGCGGCGGCGCGTGGTATCCGGTTGCGCGTGCTCATGCAGGACCTTGGGAACAGGGAAGATGGGACCCACGCCGGGGAGCGCATGGTCATCGTGTTCCAGAATGACAAGTTCGTCCAGATCGTCAAGGCGCTTGCCGTATGAGGGACAAAGTACCCGAGCAGGATAGCGGCATGGCGCTTGTAGGGCGTGAGTGCTGGGTGTGGGATGGCGATGGTATGACGCACTGCTCCACCTACGTTCGGACCGTCTCTGAGTACAGATCCATGGCCAGGCTCCCGTATACCGCCGATGGATCTTCATGGGAGCACGCCCGCCCGATTGCGTTGGGCCGATTCGATCCACGCCACCCGGACCCCAATCACCCAAGTCACAAGAAGGAACCCAAAATGACAGAACTGGAACAGGCACGCAAGGCATTCAACGACCTCGACAAGGCCCATAAGGAAATGGGCGACAAGCTCAAGGCCCTCGAAGAAGCCGAGAAGCAGAAGCGTCCGAAGCTGTCTGAGGGCCAGGTGTGGGCATATAAGGATGGACGTCTCTATGTGGTCGTCCCCAACAAGTTCCTCGTCAACATGGACACATGGTGCGGGTGGTGCGGGACTCAGGGATTCGGAGGCGATGAAGACGATTTCACCTACATCGGCCTTGCAAAAGACATCCTCACCGTCAATCTCCCCAAAGCATAAGGACCCATAGACCCACGATGCCCAACGCCACTATCCAGCCAGCCGCCTTCGACATCTTTGCATCTGCCCCTGCTGTCACAATTGCACGCCCGAACCGTACAAGCTCGGGAGATTGTGCCTCTTGTGGTCGCCTTGACGGATGCACGACAAAGAAGTTCCCGGTCTACGGAGAAGGGCGCAAGGGCATCCTTTTGATCCTTGAGGCCCCCGGACCCAGCGACGACGAAAACGGTACGCCGCTATCCGGGGCCCCGGGCCTTATGCTCCGAAAGGAACTAAGGAAACACGGGATCGACCCGTTCCTAGACTGCTGGACAACATTTGCCGTCAGGTGCTACTCAAAGGCAAAGCCCACAGGCGCCCAAGTAGCAACGTGCAGGGGCTTCACGGCGCAAGACATCGAGCGTCTAAAGCCAAAGATAATCATCCCCATGGGCATCAATGCCGTCACGGCCGTACTGGATGATAGGCTCCGTGGGCGCATGACGGGGACAAAGCCGACGGCGTTCATTGGATGCCGGATTCCCGACCAGGAATACAGGTGCTGGGTGTGCCCAACTGAGTCGCCCACCTACGTCTCTGAGATGGAGGGGAAACAGGACATTTTTGACTTGTGGTCGAAGGACGTTAAAGGTGCTTTGTCCGTTGGGGAATGGAAAGAAGCCCCAAGGGACGACATTCGCCTGTGCTACACGGTGCAAGAGGCTGTGGAGGCCGTGCGGTATGTCCACAGGACGGCCAAGGCGTCTCGTGGGGAGATCGGATTCGACTACGAAACGACAGGCATCAAGCCTCACCGCAAAGGGCACAAGATCATCTGTGCGTCCATGGCCTATGATGGGACGGCGTGGGCATTCCCCATGTTCCAAGATGCCGGATTCCGTGAGGCGTGGAAAGCACTGCTCACAGATCCCGAAGTCGGCAAATGTGCCCACAACGCCCAGTTCGAGGCCCAATGGACAGAGTGGTGCCTTGGCTATTGGCCAGAAGGGTGGACAGGCGACACTTGCCTAGATGCCCATACGATCCACAACACAAAGCCCACCGGCCTCAAGTTTGAAGTCTACACGCGCCTTGGGATCATCGGATACGACGATGCGGCAGACGCCTATATCAAGTCAACGGAAGAGGGGTGCAACGCCTTTAACCGTGTCGAAATGTGTCCCCAAAGCGACCTTCTGACCTATTGCGCCCGTGATTCGATCTACATGATGAGGGTCCGGGAACTCCAGCGGCAGGACATCCGGGAATACAAGCCACAGGTCAAGGCGTCTAGGTTCTTCCTCGACGTGTCCATGGAGCTTGCCCGGTGTTCCCGCGTCGGAATGAGGCTTGACGTTGGCCGCATGGAACCAGCATCTAGGGAGCTTGAGAAGAAGATTGCCGAAGCGTGGGCAGAAGCCAAGGCGTGTCCCGAAGTGGTCGCCATGGGCCAAAGTTTCAGCCTCTCAAGTAACCAGGACCTCGCACGCCTTGTCTACGATGTCATTGGGTTCAAGGGGAACAACGGGCGGTCAGTGGACAAGAATACTTTGGCCGAAGTGGACGCCCCATTTGTCGAGCCTCTACTGAGGGCGCGAAAGTACGAAAAGGTCCTAGGCACCTACTTCGACCAGTACCGAAGGGAAGTCGTGGACGGTGTGATCCGGGGTTCATTCTCCTTGAACCGTGTTTCGTCTTATCGCGGGAGTGCAGGGGACCCGAATCTCCAGAACATCACGAAGCGGGAGAAGGAGATTGCCGAGATCGTGCGGTCATGCTTCCGCCCATCGCCGGGGAACGTGTTGATCGAGATTGACTTCGGACAATTGGAGGCCGTGATCGGGGCCGTATTCCATCAGGACCCGGTAATGATTAAATACCTGATTGATCCATCTGTTAATCTTCATTCAGACAACGCCGCTGACATCTTCATGCGTGACAGAGCAACGTATGACACCCCAGATGCCGATGCAAAATTGGAACGCAATGCGGCAAAACAATACTGGTTTGCTGAGTCCTACGGATCAAACTTTGAACAGACCCATATCACTGCATGGAAAAATGTGGGTCAAGGAACAAAGACACATCTAGCATCTAAGGGTATTAAGTCCATGGCAGATTTCCGCCTCCACTGCAAAAAGGTGGACGCGAAGATTTGGGAGGAACGCTTCGGTGTGTATGGAGCGTGGAAACGATCCACGTTCCAGGAGTATAAGAGAATTGGCTACATTGAACTCAAGACCGGATTCAGGTGTCGTGGTCCACTTAAGTATACAGAGGCGATCAATCTACACGTGCAGGGTTCAAGTGCTGGACTGTTATTTTGGACACTACTCAAGACGGCCCCAATTGTGCGCGGGATTTCTGGTCGAAGCCACATCGTAGCGAACATCCATGACGCCCTCGTTATTGATGCCCATCCCGATGAAGTCGACACCATCATACGCACGGTCATAGACTACGGTACAAACAGGGTCCGCGAGGCATGGCCATGGATCACAATGCCACTCCGCATGGAAGCAGAGGTATCCGAGATTGACGGCTCTTGGGCAAAGATGAAACCTTACCACTTGACTGAAAATTAGCCTATATTGGTACTTGTCGGAAGTGAAACCCCGGCAAGACAGAAATTGACGGCCACGGGAGCCCCTTGGAGAGTCTTCAGACTCGGTTTCACCCAAGGACCGCCTCCCGTGGCCTGATTTGTTTGAGGAACGCATGGCACAACAACGCATAGTCACAGAAGACGACCTCAAGACGCTCATGGGATGTCTGTCGTATGATCCGGATCCGGAAGCCGGAACGATTCAGTGGACCATATCCAAGGTCGGAGTGCGAAAGGGTAGCTATGTCGGGACGTTAAACGGGTGTACTGGATACGTCACTGTGTATATCAATGGTCGGCGTTGGGCGTTTTCGCGTGTGGCGTGGATGCTCCACAACAAGGCACCAATACCCATGGGTGTCGAGATCGACCACATCGACGGGAACAAACAGAACAATCGGATCTCAAATCTGCGGACCACTACGAAATCCGAAAACATGCAGAACATAAGAAAGGTCACATCCCGGAACGTGTCGGGGCTTCTGGGTGTCCATAAGTGTCCAAAATCAAAGTCTGATCGGTGGGTGGCCGCGATGTCACTGAACAACAAGTATCACTGCATCGGGCGCTTTGGCACCCCAGAAGAAGCCCACCAAGCCTACTTGGAAGCCAAGCGCCGTCTGCACCCAGGATGCACGATCTAACAAAACTGACTTATTTTCCTTGGACCCCTTGACTTGTCTAGGGTCTGGGGATATATTTGTCTCTATCAAACCAAGGCGACCACGAGCCGCCTAGAACCAAAGGGGAAGAAGATGGACGCCAAGACTCTTATCAACAAGCTCAATGAGACTGACCGCCCGAAGGACCTCGGAGGCCGTTTCCTTGGCATCCGTGACGGCGTTCAGCATTGGGACGTGGAGTCTTACGTTGTCGAGCGCCGCTTTGACGATAGCCTCCGTTGCGCCTTCTGGTCCCATTACAAGGTCGCCTAAGATGCACCAGCCCCTCAAGAACCCCGAACTCGAAGCCATCGCCCAAGCCGCCGCAAAGGTCCTCAAGGCGGATGGAAAGGCCATGGCTTCCCAGTACATCTTTGGAGCCTTGGAAGCTAAGGGCCTCTACCTCCTAGGATTCCCGAACGCATGCAAGCTCAAGGCGTGGGAACTGTACGCCATTGCAGACCGCTCCCAAGCCATTGCAGAGGCCCTGTAACCATGCTCCTATTCACCTATGGCCCCACGTCCGCCCCGTCCCTTGAAGACGCCCATCCACGCCACGAAGGCGAAGACGCCGGGCACATGACTTCCTCGTGTCGTGTGGCCTGGATCTACTTCGGGTTCTAAGGGGAAAGATGGGGCCTTGTAAAATAGTCCCTTGACTTTTCAAGAATCCGGGTGCATATTTAACTTCATCAACGGGCCGATCAAATGGCCCAAAGCGAAAAGGACAGAGACGATGTACAACCCAGTGAACCGTGATAGCAACGCCGCAAACTTCGCGATCGGGGACAAGGTCAACGTGTACCGCCTCACTGGGATGTGGATTGTGTCTACGGGCACCATTGTCAAGTCGGAAATCTGCAAGGAAATGGAGTATGGCGGTCCCGGACGAATGGTGCGATCCCCGTCATATGGGGACATCATCTACCACGTCGAAGTTCCGGAAACCAAGTCGATCGGTCTTGACGGCGTTGTAAAGGACTATCGCGGCTGGAAGCAGATCGAAAAGGTCCAGATGGGCGCCTACACCCTCCACGGACTTGAGAAAGTCGCCTAAACCACCTCCCGCCATCGCCCCTCGACTTTAGGGGCTTTGGCTACGGTCGGGGCCTAGTTGCATAGCACGGCCCCGCCCCTTAACTTCCCATCCACCCAAATCAACAAAGGAACCAAATGACCCAAACCACCACAGGCGCCATGTACCTTCGCCACCGCCCCGCCACGTTCCCCGAAGTCCTCGGAAACGATGCGGCAGTCTCCATGCTCCAAGGGAAGCTCAAGGAGCCCGAAGCCACACGGCCCCACTGCTACTTGCTCACCGGCCTCTCAGGCGGCGGCAAGACGACATTGGCCCGAATCATGGCAAAGGCCCTTGGCGCCCTTCCGACTGACATCCATGAGCGCAATTGCTCCGATGACACGGGAATCGACGCCATGCGAGCCATGGTCGAAGGCTTCCAGTACCTCCCGGACGGCCCCTGCTCCGTGTACATCTTGGACGAGGTTCACGCCTTGAGCAAGCCTGCATGGTCCATGCTTTTGAAGCCGCTGGAAGATTCCCCGAAACACATCTACATCTTCCTCCTCACTTCCGAGGAAAAGAAGGTCCCGGACGCAAACCGCAACCGTTGCCTAGCCGTCGAAGTGAAGCCCCTTGGCGCCCGTGACGGTAAGAAGCTCCTCAAGCGTACTTGCGCCGCCGAAGCTATCGACCTGCCCACCGAAGCCGCCGAAGCGATCCTAGACGCCTCTGAGGGCTCTGCGCGCCAGATCCTTAGCAACTTGGAGAAGGTGTCCGGGGCACTTGCCGCTGGGAGTGAACTCGATGCGGCTTTGGGCCTTTTGACCTGTGCCGCCGAAGACGACGAAGACGCAAAGAGCCTTTACAACGCTTTGGTGCGTGGGGACTGGGTGCCTGTCGTCAAGGGGCTCAAGGGGAAGAAAGAGGCGGAAGGGGTGCGTAGGGCCGTCCTTGCATATGCCCATGCCGTCTTCCTCAACAGTAGATCCAGGGACGCCTTGAACATCTTACAGGTGTTTGCGTCTGCCAACCTTTTCGACTCGGGAGATGCGGGACTGACTGTCCTTTGCTCCGGTGTCGATGCGATGCGGGGTTAATCATGGACATCGCCGTCCTTGGTAGAGGTTACAGGCTCCTTACCAAAGGCGAAGTCATCGCGGACGGTGACGAGTTCTTTGGTGCCGCAGCAGTATGGAAACCATGCCGCCGTGCTGTGGGAGAGCAGGTAGACCCATTAGATCACTATCCCATCCGCCGCAAAGTCACAGAATCCACCAAGAAACCAAAGGAGCAGAAGACCATGACCGCAAAGAAGCACAAGCCCACCGCCAAGGCATCCAAGTACCCGCCTGCCCGGACCCCCGAAGTCGTTGAGTATTTCGTCGTCAAATCGAAGACGACCCGCACGGAAGTGATCGGCGTCTATGATGAAACATTCAGTGCTTTGCAGTTCCAGCTTGGCTCCCACGCCACCACCGGCACCAAGCTCGACCGGGCCCTCGTGGACCTCAAGGAAGCCAAGAAGCGCATCAAGGAACTGGAACGCAAGATGTCCGGGGAGATCGCCTGATGACTGAGCGCAATTTCTCCGAAGATGTCAAAGTCTCAAAGCTGACTCTCGACAAGCACCTTGAGGAACAGGGCGCTTTGGTCCTTGAGTACGGAAACGAAGTCGCAAAGGCCCGGGAGGCCCGTGACGACCTCAAGGCCCGTCTGGACCTCCGCAAAGCCGACAAGCGCCTTTTCTACAAGAGCAACCCACCGGCCACGGTCCCGAAGCCCACTGCCGACGACCTCGACGCCCTTGTGACTACGGACCCGGACGTTTCGACTCTCATGCTGGAGTACATCAAAGCGTGCCGGGAGCTTGACGAATGGAGCGCGGCGGAACGCGCCATCGAGGCAAAAGGAAAGGCCCTTGGGCACTTGACAAGCCTCCACGGCGCAAGCTACTTTGCAACACCGCGCCAAGCCGAAGCCGGAGAGATCCAGCGCGGCTATAAGTCCGGAAACTAGAGAACCACGGAAACAAAGAGACAAGGAACCAAAGGAAACAACATGGCCATCGACTTCAACAAGTTCAACTCCGCAAACAAGGCCCGAATGGGCGAAGCCGCCGAGAAGCCCCGACAGGTGGAAGACGCCTCCGGAAGCTGGGCAACCATCTTCAACCTCGGCAAGACGCCCTACGACCTCAAGTTCTGGAAGCCCACGGTCGGCACCAATTATATTGACATCATCCCCATCGAAGTCACGAATCCGCAGAATCCAGCGGTGAAGGCCGGTGCCGTGTCGATTGGCGACTACGACTTCGGAATCAACATCTGGACCCATCGCGGCAACGACTCCAGCAACAATAAGCCCCATGTGTGCCTCAAGCGCAACTACGGCAAGAACTGCCCCCGGTGTGATGCGTTCTTTGAGACATACGAAAAGGGCGTCAAGGGATCTGGCAACGAAAAGCACGGAAGCTCACTCCGCAACTTCATGATCGTGGTGCCTCGTGTCGATCCGAAGACGCCCGGCACCGAGGCGTTCTTGTGGGATGCCCCGGCAAGTCCCAAGGGCGGATTCCCGCTTCTGGAGCGTGCAAAGGAAATGGCCGATGGGGACGGCATCGTGTTCTTCTGGTGGCCGACTGAGGACGGTCGCACGGTGTCATTTGAGGCGTCTCCGGGTGCTAAGACGGGGTCCTTCGACTTCAGTGTCATCAAGTTCCACAAGCGCCCCGTGGAAGTCGCACAGGCCCTTGCATCCAAGTTCTCGTTCCCATTGGATTCCCTTCTGATCGTGAACACGGCGGATGAGATGAACCGGGACATCTACGGTGGTCCCGATGCGTCCAGCGACAACGGAAACACGGAAGCCACGGAAGCCACGGAAGACGGCGGTATGGACCCGGACGCATTCGGCGCCCCGGCCCCCGAAGCCGCAAAGGAAGCTCCGGCACCGGCTCCCACAGCGTCCGGCCATGAATGCCCCTACGGTCACACGTTCGGCAAGAACTGGGCTGAAAAGGGCGATTGCCGCACTTGCGAGAAGTCACATAAGGTCATCGAAGCGGCTTGCGAGGCGGCGGCATAATGGCAAAGCCGCAAGGGGTCCGGGAACGGATCGAAGGGGGCGACACGAGCGCCCCTGCCCCTTGCGTCTTCTACCGCACGGGGTCCGTTTTGGCGGACCTCGTTGTCGGTGGGGGGCGTGGGGCGCTAGGATTCCGAGGTGGCCGCATGGCCCGTATCATCGCCGTGAACTCCGGCGGCAAGTCGTCACTCGCCCTTGAGGTCCTGGCGACAAACATCCGCAACCCTCCTGCCAAGGGATTCTGGCACAAGTACAAGGACCGGGAATACAGGTTCACCTTTGATTCTATGGCATCTCACGGCGTCACGATTGACGTTGAAAATGCCCACACGGAACCGGCTTGCCCCCGCACCGTCGAAGAGCTTTCGGCATCTTTGGGCCGTGACCTCAAGGAAAACAAGGGGCCGGGAATCATCTGCATTGACTCCTTGGAAGCTTTTTCCACGGAAGAGACAGAGGACCGTGCAGAAGAGCGGGAATCCTTGCTTGCAAAGGACAAGGACGTCGTCTTGAAGGGTAGCTACACGGCGAAGATGGGCGCGGCGTCCCTTATGTCTGAGACGCTTCGCGTCAATCTGTCCGATGCGGCAAAGTCGGGGACCTTGATCCTTGCCCTTTCCCAGATCCGCCAAAACTCCGATGCGGGGATGTATGGCCCGAAGGTAAAGAAGGTTGGAGGGGCAGCACTCGACCACTGGTGCTCAGAGGAAGTCTGGCTCACTCCAAAGCACTACATCGACATCGGGGACAAGGAAGACCAGACGCAAAGGACGATTGGCTACGTTGTCGAATTGCGAAGTGAGAAGAGCACCCACGACCGCCCCTACCGATCATGCCTCTTGACGGTCCTGTTTGGCTATGGTGTGGACGACATTGGAAGCAATATCGACTACATCTTCGACCTCCGGGACCCTAAGTCCGGGAAGTTCTGGAACCC